AAATAATACAATTTTTTTTCTAATGTTTTAATCTACTTGTACGAAGGGTACAGATAAACATTTACAATTAACTACTTCTTTTGCAGTTGCACCTAGTGATGTGTCAGATGGGAACATCAATAGTGAACCACCTACTTGGTAAGGTTCATTAGATGGGATTGGATTATTACCGTATTGAACGTCTGCCGATCTATGTGTATCCCTAACATTTCTACCACCTGAAATCCATTCTTTAACTAAGTTGTCCTCACCATAAATATCTTGTGCAGATAGTTGAATACCAAAGTTAGCAGATGCAGTTGTTTCAGTTTGCACTATTCTTCTTGCCATCCATCTCGCTTTAAACTTTAATTGTTTAGATATTTCTCTTACTCTTTGTTCTAAACCCATAGACATAAATTCTTCGCTTTTAGTTAAATCCGTAATAACCTTTTTTAATGTTTGTAATGCAACACCATTTACCGATGTTACTTCTCTTGCAGTTGCTAAGTAATTACTTCTTTGCGTTGCGTATCTATCAAGACCTTCAATGATGGTTGATTCTAAGTTTCTTCTTTCTTGTGCAGTTAGTTGTTGTCCTCTTTCTATTCTGTCTAATAATCTTTCAAATTCAAACTCTGACATTTTATTAACAAATAGTTTAAAATGTTTTCTGTACCAATATGCAAACCTTAATCCAGTTTGTCTGTACATCTGTTTGTACATTTCAGTAACTTCTTTTTCTGTAAATAATGTATTAAAGTTTTGATTTGTTGGTGTAGGATTTTCTTCATACATCTTAACTGCTTTATCATATCCCACTATATAGAATTGATATGCGATAGGTAGATTCTTCTTTTGTGCAATTCTAATTTGTTTCTCAAATTCAGTAGATACCTTTCTTCTATTCTGTTTGGTTTGTATTGATTTCCTTGCAGATATGCTTCTACATACTGCGTATCGTTGTTGTGAATCAGGGTATTCTGACATAGATGTATCGTCAATCATACATCTTTGAACAAATTGATTGCTTGATTCTCCTGCTCTTGGTTTAGGTAGTGGCATCTTCTTCTGCTTTATCTATGATTCTCTTACACCATTTATACATTGGATCATCTTCAACCTTTGATACTTTTATATCACCACCCCATAGTGCAAAAGATATATCGCCACAAATAGGTTTATCTTTTTCATCTATATAGTCACCAGTAACATATTCGTATGCTCTCGATAGATATGCAAATGTTTTCTTTACGATTGCTAATGAAAGACCACGACCTGCAATGAGATCGTTTGCTCTATTTTTTCCAACTAATGTTGCACAAGGATTATTGAAAGATTCATTTATTTCTTGTGCTTTCTTGGCGTTCTCTTTTACAGATTTAGGATAATCGTCATAAGTTTCTTGTTTGTATTCTTCTTCGTCTTCGTGTCTGTACTTAGATAACGCATCTTCTAGTTCATCCATATTAGCACACGGCATATACACCATACCATCTTCTGTTTCGTGAGTATGCGTGGTAGAACATCCTATTGCTTCTGCTCTTTCTTGTGCATCAACTCTATTATCATAAACTTCATTATGATATGATTTATCATCTTTACTTGACATTGGATGACCTTCAGGAAGTAAATCAGTATCGTGTTTACCACTTCTAAATCTACCATTTCTAAGTGCATAAATAAAAGAATTTATTCTTCCCATCGCCCATTGGTCTTCGTTCTGCACGTTTGGTCGTACAGAAGCAGGATTAGTTCTGTATGCACCCACACCCCTTCTATATACTTGATACAATGTTCTTACAGTAGTTCTTTTTGTTTTATCATCGCCTACCTTTTCATTATGTTCTTCTACTTTATTTCTTAATGCAGTTTGTAGTCTTGCAGTCATTTGTTTTTCTTCCTGCATTTCTTCCATCTCATCTTCTGTCATTACATCTTCTTCTTCTTCTGCCTCTTGTACTGGGAATGTAACATCATCAGATATGCCTAAATCTAAATCAGATATTGGTACAAACTGACTAGGAACTAAGTATTCATTCATAATAGGATTATCTTCATCAACACCATATCCACTTGCTTCCCTCTTTTCATTTGTAGTTAGCCAGTAACTCTTAGATAGATTATCTATCAATTGTTGTTGTTCAGGCATCAATTCAGGAATAGCACTATAATCAAAATCAAAATATAAATCTTCACCGTACTGTGGTACTAACCATCTATTGAACTCATCTCTGATCTTATTAAGTTCAGGAATGATTGCATTAGTAAATAAAACCTTTCTAGCTATTCTATAATTATCGTAAGTTGTTGATTCTGTATTATTTAATAATTGTACTGGTACACCATATAAATTACATAAATCTTTTATAGTAGCATTATATGATTCTAATAATTGCAAGTCAGAAGTAGATAAACCAAAGTTTGTCCACGAGAACTTCTTACCAGTAATCATAATATCGTTTGCAGATTTGCTTCCTTGATAGTTTCTCCTAAGTGCATCCTTTAATTGTTGTGCTTGGGTTGGTGTTAATTGGTCATCGTCAGGAGTTAGCATACCTCTTGCAGACTGATTATGTAAGAATTTAAGATTAGTTTCTACTGCTTCGTTAGCCGTAGTTAGAACTCTCATCCCTGCTTCTATCGGTGATTGTCCATATAGATGTGTGCCATCCCCTTGATAATCAGGGTTAAAGTCTGCAATATGTAATACTTCTTCGGCAGATAATTGATACTTACTTTCGTTATACATCATAGTATATTTTGATACTGGTTTGAAGATACCATCAGACTTAATCTCTATGAGGTGTGCAGGTAGGTTGTATAGCTGTGAATAGACACCTTTGTTTTCACCGTTTTCAGGTGCGATACCATATATAAATCTGTTACCAGTAAGTTTACCAAACGATATTAATTCTTGTAGGAATACAGAAAACGATTGTGCAGGGTTAGGTCTTTCTAATAATTTTCCAAGTGCAGAATGTTCTACTTCTTCAAAAATGTGTTTTCTCATCAGCTTAGATTTAAATACAGATTCTTCATTTAATCCATTTGATAGTAAACCTTTGTATTCTTTTACTGCACTTTCGTCTAGTTTCTGATATATCTTAAATGGAACTGTTATTGCAGATTTAGATATTAACTGAATAAGTGAATAAATAGTTGGATTATATTTATATCCCTTATCTATAAAATCATCGTTGTATTGTGAATTAGTTATTTTATTATTTCCAAGTACATTATAGATGAATCTATTGTACTGTTCATTGGTCTGCTGATTACCAAATGCCTTTAGACCATTCCTGATTCTTTGAAGAAAACTTGCCATATATAGAATTTATTTTCAAAAATACTAAAAATTATTAAACAATGATAAGGTTACTCTCTCTCGCTAACCCAGTAGTAACTGCATATCTGAACGCATCCATCAAATGATCCATACCATTTTGTTTTATTTTGTTAATTGTCTGACCATCTTTATTTGATTCCCATATAAAGTACTGATACTCCTGAAGCAGATTTTTGCTTTGCTTTGATGCAAAGACATCATATTCTTTTATGATCTGAATACCATTCATTACTGATCCTGCACCTTTGATAGATGGTTTACAGTACAGTCCTAATCTTTTCATATCTTCTAATGATTTAGGTTCTGCACTATCACAGATAAATATTTCTTCTTCTAGTCCTAGATTCTTTATTTCATTGTAGATGTCTTGGTTGGTTAATCCTTTTTTATATAGTAATTCGTGAACATATAATTTATCATTCTTTCTTCTTACTTCTACTATAGCAGTAGGATCGTTACTATACCCCCAGTCTAAACCGTATGTTACCTCACAACTATCTTTATCTAAAAACTCATTGTAATCTATCCATTTCCAATTATCAAATATCTGACCTTCCTTAAATGTTGCACGTTCACCTAATCCATATACTCGCCATCTGTCTGCATCTCTATCTTTCATCCTTAATATTTCTTTTTTGATTTCAGGATCAAGAAACGCATTATCCTCAAATGTAGTAATGTAGGTATCGCAATCATCTCTAGTGCAGATGTCAGAATATATCCAATGAATGACATCAGATGGGTTGAAATCTAATATCATCTTTTCAGTTGTTCTTAGTGATAACTGGTTGAAATCTTCTAAATAAAATTCGTTTGCTTCATTTAGGAAACAATGTGTACGTTTTCGACCACGTACTTTCATTTCATTATCTAAGGAAATAAACTCTACTAAATGGTTTTTATATTTAAATGTTAAGTCTGCTTTATTGATTTCTGCAAAATACGTGATGCCAACCTTTTCTGCTATTTCCATAAAATCTCTGAATACTGACCCTTTAAGTGCAGGAAGTGTCTTTCTAGCTATAGTGATTACTAATCTTTGTTCTCTTGTGGTTAATAGATAAATCAGATATTGACAGATAGCATACGTTTTGCCTGATCTACTTCCACCCTGCATAACCGTAATTCTTTTGTCTGAATTTAATATCTGATAAAACTGAACATTACATTCTATTGTTTCTTGTCTGCCGGTTTCCATTCAATCAATTTACTTTCGATACCACCACTATGTTGTATCTCTTGTCTTTCAATATACCCACGTTTCTTCCCTTTTGTTTTTAAATAGAAAATAGTTGATGTAGGATTATCATTATGAATTTGATTGAACAATTTAGATTCAACAAAATCCAATGCTACATTCTGTAATTCATCTACTTTCTCTCTAAACTTA